ATAGGTGCATTTGTGTATTTCTCTAATTTTTAATACTGCAGTATCATTTGTTCTATTTTTCAAACGTTCATAAAAATGCGGTTCAAAACGAACCGCTAATTTGTTATTGCTACTTTCAATTTGCTTGATAATCTCAGCTAAAGTTTTCATGGCAGTGGACTCGTTTGAATTGATTGTTCATAGATTTGTTGTTCTATGTTCTTCATATCTATCTGTAAGAGCTCATCTACTGTCTGAAATGCTGCAAGGTCGTTATCTATGTAAGACCAAATGAGGTTATCGTATGTAGAATACCAATCAAGCAGTGTTTGAGCTTCCTGGTCGTTTTGAGAAGCATAAATTTGAACATCTGCGAGTCCGTTATATTGATACTGGTCTAAAATACTGTTTACTCTCTGTTTGGCAAGCCAGGCGAGCGTGTCAGAAAGTGCTTTTTTAAGCTGGACTACATCATTGGGGACATTCCAGATTTCGTTCCCTTGTCCGTCTATCTCTTTAGCTTCTATGTTTTCGTAAATCGTGTTCCCAAGTTTGATTATCCTTATCATTTTAACCTCCCTTAGAGAATTAGGTTTGTGATGATATTTCTTGGAGTTCCGTTTGCATCTTTTACGACATTCAGTATGTTTGCTTCAAATGTTGAAACTGCCCCGTTGATTGTTAATGATGAACCGTAAACTCCAAGAACTTTTACAGATTTCGCATTTGCAAAGTGAAATGCATCATTTCCTGTAGCATTTGTATATGAAACGTTAACGTATTCAAGGCGAACAGCTGGCATAGAATCTATTAAAGTAATTCCGGTATCATTGTCTGTTGAAATAGAAATATTACAGTTATAAAATCCGATACCACCATTCATATTAAATGATGCATCTCCTTGATATACGTGGGTATTCCATGCAAATAAAGAAACTGGTGAAGCTAATCCTGTAAATTGAAAATCACTGTCTATATTTCTAAACCACAGTCTGTTATTATTTCCTTTCAGGATTTGTGTTCTATTATTGATAAAGCTTATTTTAGGATTTCTCCCTAAGGCTGTTAAAACATCCTGGGATGCTCCAAATACTACAGATATATTGTCTTTGTCCACTGCTTCTTTAGTTGTGTCACATGTAACGTCTGTTAAAAGCCAAATAACCCCCCATCCACCATTTGGAATTCTTGATAATGCTTCCTCAGGAGTCTTAAGTGGATTAGTTAATGAACCGTCGTTTCCGTCATTACCGTTTATATAGTCTAAGTATAGTATTTTGGTCATTGCATTGTTTAGATTAGCAATCAAATCCTGAACAAGTTTATTTCTGTTATCAAATGTAGCTGTTTTTAAGTTTCCAAACTCATCATAATATTCCATTGTTATAGTCCCTGCTGGAGCAGATAAGAACTCTATGTATTTCCTTACAAATTCATCACTGTTTTTTAGTGTCCTTAATGCATTTTCATTTAACCCTTGAACGTCTATACCCATTATTTATCCTCCTTACATTCCAAGTTTTGATTTAATCTTTTGTATTTCTTGTGAGAGGGATTTATTCCATGACTTTAGCATTTCTATTTCGTTTCTATGCTGCTGAAGTAATTTACCAAGCGATACAGAGACGGAAAGAATACTTAGATCCTGTTCAGTCTCATAAAACGGAACATACTGGAAATCAATCAGATTATTAGCATTGTTATAAACAAGCTGAATTTTGAAAGTCTGACGCAATGCTGGAGGGAAAGGATAAGGTGGTTTTGCTATCATAAACAGTGTTCCATCTTCAAGATATAAGCCAAATGTTCTTCCATAGCTTGTTGCTTCTTCTGGCGGGATATCTACAAGAAATTCAACAGTGTTATCGTTTACTGGGAAATATCCGCTTATATCCGCCTGTTTCCATACTCCGCTTATATCTGTTAGAGTTGGGTCAAGTGTTATGTCTTGATTTGAAACCTTATAAAACTTTGGTTTTATGGATTTCCCTGTTTGTGAAGCATCTGCCAGTGCATAAGAGCCTTTGACTGTTAGAATACTTTGTCCTACTGCCATTTTACACCTCTACAAATTGTGTTGTTGATGCCACTTCTCCCATAGAACCTGCATAAACAAAAGCTTCTCCTTTTGATGTCCACTTAAAGCCTGTTATCATTTCACTATAGGCTGTGGTTTCTGCCATTGTGCCTGATGAAAGATAGCAGTTTGTTTTTGTTAGGTAAGAAAGGATTATTTCTCTCAGTTTTTCATGAGTTGGTTTCAATTTGTTTACTATGTCTATAACAAGTTGAACGGTTTCTGCATTTATTTGTCTTTCTGAAGTTGTTTCTACCCTGAACTCTGCCCATCTGCTTGGATCTATTTTTAAAACTGGTGTTATTTTTACATTTTCAAAGCCGTATAAAGATAAAATTTCTCTAATTCCCTTTACGGTTCCTGCTTTTTCATACCAAGATATTGCGTTTATAACTCTGTTTCTAAATTCCTCTTCTGTTTCAGATTTGAATCTGTTAAATCCTCTTTCTTTACCAAGCAGATATAAAGCATTTGAACTTGCAAGTTGTGGAAACCTTTGTCTTCTTACTGTAAATGCATGTTGCCTGAAGTTTTCAATATTAGATTCCCAAACCTGGTAAAGCTTGTAAATATCTCTTTCTGTTTTATCTTTATTCCCTGTTTTAAAGCTTGTGGGAGATATTTCCCACAGCCAGTCTGCAATCATTATGCTTTAACTCCCCATTCAATTGGCTCTAAAAGGATTAGAGCTATTTCCACATCAACCTTTTCATCGCCTTCTGCTGCTTTTGTTTTTGGATTATCCATTTTTACAGACGGCAGTTTATCTGTAACAGTTACGTTAAATTCATCATCAAGGTAAGATATGGTTATAGGGAAAGGAGGTATCTGGGAAACTCTCTGTTTACCCTGGGTTCTTACCCACTCCATTAAAATGTTAAATCCGGTTCTTGTTAAGGTGATTTTTGCTGACCCTTCCCATCTGCCTTGTGTCCAGCCAAGTGGTTTATTTCCTCTACCGTACCGAGCTTTTATGTTGTCTTTATCTTCGTAGTCAATGGCTACAATATGGTCTTTTAATACTTGTGGTGCATCGTCTATTCCTATTTCAACAGAACTCCAGTCATATTCTTTCCCATTGATTAATACGTTAGCCATTTTTTATTAACCTCCTATTTCAAGAAGTGGATTCTCAAAGGATTGATGTATTTCAATCCAATCCATATGTGGTGTTGGAATTAGTTTTGTGTAAACGTTCAGTGTTTTTGTTGCCCAGATATCCTGATCTTCTGGAATGTAAACTCTATAGCCATAAAGTTCTTTCTGGTCATACATTCCTACTTTTAAAGCATGTTCTATTTTTGCTTTTAATTCCTGAACTGTAGGTGATTTTGTAGGTCTTACTGGATTTGCAGGATCCTGATTGTTTGGCGGAAGTATTTCACCTTTTATATACTTCAGGGTTGTTTTTCTTGAAATTTTTGCAGCTTTATCAGCCACTCTTCTTGCATACATAAAGTGATAATCAGAAGTTGGATCATTTATTGCAACAGGATTTGTTACATAATATCCTGCATATCCATCGTAGGTTCTGATGGTTATGAAACCTGCCTGGTCAAGTGTATAAATATGGGAATAGGTAAGACCATCTGGAAGTGAAACAAGATTTTTAATAGGAAATGCTCCAACTTCTCCAATGTCCTGAGAGACTTTAGCTCTTGAGATAAGTCCCATTATAGAACCAAGACCGTTTCTATATCCCTGATTTCCCTTTATGTTTGTAAATGTCGCATAAGCAGCAACAACAAATGTTCTTAAAGCATTAAATCCAGACCATTCGGATATTAGATTTGTAACATAAGTATCAAAATCTGGTTCTGTAGTTGTATCTCTGTCTCTTGCTTCTACAATTGCCCAAACATATATGTGTCTTGATACAAGAGAAGTAAGATAAGACTCTATTGATGTTGCAAGTGTTTTATCTACAGGTGTTAGAACTGCTATATATTCAAAAAGTGCATCTCCATTTACAAGTGATTGTTCTACTGCTGTTTCTATTGCAGTAAGTATATCAGCCGATGTGCTTGAAGCTGCAGATATTGCGTAAACTATCCCCTGTCCATTTGAAACAGCATCAAGTAGCTTGTCTGCAAAAGCACCACCAAATAGCTCTATCGCTTTTTCGTAATCATTAGGTAGAAATAATCTATAAACTTGATTTGCTGTAGCTGTTCCAGATGTATCTTTAACTCCAACTGCTATTGCTATTCCATCTCCAGTGGCTGGTATTCTTCCTAATGCACCATCATAAAAAAGAACATCAACATCTGGTAATGCTGATTTCTGTCCTTCTACTCTAATCATTATTTACTGCCTCCTTTCTTTTTAGTTACTAATGCACCTGTGGCAATATCTTCTCCTTCTTTTTCTGGAGATTTTTTTGATAGATCTGGTATTTCATGGCTTTTACTGTTTAAAAAAGCATCCATCATCTCTTTAAATTTTTCTTCTGACATTTCATCATCATCTTTGATGTTGAAAGCAGCTTTCATACCTTCAAAAATGTGCATTCTGTTTTTTAGAACTATTTCTCTTTCTTTATCTCCCTGTTTAATTTTTGCTTTTTTAATTAAAAGTTTTTCTGCTATCTCTTTTGCTTTCATGAGAATATAACCTCCTTATTAATTGGTATTTTGGGGTAATTTTTATCTAAAACTGATATACCTTTTACTGTTAAAACTGTTCTATATTTGTTTATTCCTTGTTTGTCTGTTTCTTCCTGGAATTCAAAAGGGTTGATGTGAAGCTGCAATATTTCTCCATTTGAATCTGTTTTATAGGGATTGTTAAGCACAGTAGATACTATCTGGTCCAGTAAGCCAATCTGACTTTCAGAGATGAGTGCATTTAATTCAATTGTATATATAAAATCATCAATTTTGTATCTAATTGTTATATCTGTATCTGTTTTTATTGTTCTCCATCTCTTTCTATTTCTTTTGATATTTTGACCTGCAAACTCAATAGCAAGTGCTGGAATAGTAGAATGTTGTCCATACCCTTTATGGGCTTTTGTCGTATTAATAATCTGAGAGAAGTCAGCTACTAACATATTTAAAATCTCTTGGCTACTCGGTATTTTAATCATGTAAAAAAGATAGAATGTGAAGGTAGAAAAAGTTAGGACAGGTTGGACAGATAAAGTGTATTAGTAATAAAGACTTACCAATTTAACTACTTCTTCAAAAGGTATTCTTTTATTTTTGTCTTCCAATGTTAAAATCTGACCTTCCATTATTCTATGATGGATAGTTGAGCGAGAAATTCCAGTTACTTTAGAAGCTTCCCTAATGGAATAAGAAGCCTTTACCTCTCCTAATTTTTCTATGCTTTTTTGTTTTACCCAGCTTTCAAAATCTACAATTACTTGTCTTTGCAGGCTTAATTTTTCTTTTAGTTTTCTGTTTATTCTTGCTAGTTCTTCATTTAATTCCTGTTTTCTCCTGATAAGATTCCAGATTTCATCCTGAATTAAATTCCCCTCTTTTGTAGGTATTTTTACACCCATGGGCAAATCCCTCAGATTGCGTTTACTTTTTTTGTGAATCTACATGATTTATTTTTCTGTATCAAGTTAGGAAGAAATTGATGTGGTTGAGCATTAGTATTGAATTTCCAGTCTTTTAGAATTCCATGGGGTAGAATCTACTATTTTTACTTCTCCTGAAGACTTTTCAAACTCTCTTATCGCATAAGCAAGAGCATCAGGTAAATCATCGTGGGCACCTTTTGGGAACTCTTCTAATTGCTCTAACAGGCGAGTTTGATTTTCCCTAAACAGAATTAACCCGTTTTCAACCAACGGTTCCAAAGATTTAATTCTAACTTCTTTTGGTGCATTTGCTTTTACAGGCTTAATAGGCAAATGAACACCTTGTTTAGAAGCTTCTCGCATAACTGTATTCTTATACAGTTCTTGAAATATTTGTGATTCAAAGATTATTTTCCGTGGTTTATATAATTGATATTTTTCAATCAATTTATTTACAAACTTTAAATCTGATATCCTTTCTCCAAAAGCATCTAACACATAATATAAGCCTGTACTCATATCCTTACCAACAGTTACTATTGCAGAATAATCTCCATCCTTTTTTCCTGTAGCAGGATCTACTCCCATTACAACATCTAATTTTTTGCCCCATACTTCTGTTATGTCGTAATATTGGAACCAGTCAGGCTTGAATATCATATCTTTTTCTGAGCGAGGTCTGTTTCTATATTCCTGGGCAAAGGCAGTAGAACCTATTTGTTCTTCTTTTTTCCTTAAACTTTCTAAATCCCAATAACTATCCCATAAAGCCTTTTCTTCGCCATTCTTATCAATAAACGGTGTTGCAAAGAAAACTGCAAACCATTCTTTATGTTTTCCTTGCTCGTATTCTTTGAGTAACCTACTTGGAAGGTCATCGTAGTGTAGTATGGTATTTGTGAAAATTATAAATGCGTCTCTATCTGCCATAGGTAAAACTGCTCTTTTGAACCTGTTGTAAATTTTTTCTCTTAGTGTTGGACTCTCTGCTGCCTGGTCTTTTATTAGGTCGTCACATAAAATTAAGTCTGGTCTTGTCGCTCCTTTTCTTGAACCTCTTATTCTGCCGTCAATACCTCTTGCAGATATAGAAACTCCATTTTTAAACTTAATATAATTTGCTTTCCACGGTGAGCCTTCAAGCTCTCCAAAATCTTCAAGTAGTTTTTCATTTTCTTCTACTTCAAGTTTTATATTTTCAAGAATCTCTTCTGCAGCTTCTTTTGATGCAGCTATTACCATTATGTTTTTATGTTTTTCAAATATCGCATTCCAGAGTAGAAAAGCTTCTGCCCTTGTTGTTTTTCCATGTCCTCTTGGTTCAATATTAATTATTCCTTTTATATTTTTCTTAGGAATTAGGTATTTCCAAGTTTCAGGTTCAGTCCATTCTTTTAGTTTTTCAACAATCTCTGGAGTAGCATTTCTTGTATTAAACAGTTGGATTAAAAGCTTTTGATATGGAGCTGGCTCGGAAAAGAATTTATGAGATAGATAATAGCTACAAAAATACCAGAAATCATTTTTAGCTTTTTCTACCCTTGCTTGTTTTTCAGGATCTTGCTGAGGAGACCTGCTTTTTACCTTTTCTAAAGCTCTTTTTATACCTTCTTTTTTATAACTCATCTTGAAGTCTGTTTATTATTTTTTCTCGTAGCTGTTTGTCCTCTACCACTTCAATTAATACCTTTGTGATTTTTTCAAACAGCTTTTCTGTATATTGAATCAGCTGAGTTTTTGTTTTTTCTACATAAGCAGTTGAACGGGAAAGATTTGCTGAAGCATTTATAAGAGATAAAAGCTTGTCAATCTTTTTTTCTTCTATTTCTCCTTTTTCCTGCCATTCTGCAAATAACTCCATAAGCAAGCCATTGGTAAGCAGTGCTATATTTTGAGACTGGGTCATAAGGTCAAAATCTTCATCTGAAAGTAAACCTGCCTGTTTTAGCTCCAGTAGTGGTTTGACTCTCTGGATAAATCTGTGAATTGATGTTTTTGAAGCATGGGCATTTGGAAATTTTATTTTCAACTCTGTTTCTATTTCTGCTATTGTTTTACCTTCTGCATACATCCTTGCAACTTCTTTTTTTAAGTGTGGCTGTTTATCAAAATTGTGTTTTCTTGGCATAGTTAAATCTCCAAGTCAATGTTTGCGTCTATAAATTCTTTTTTTAGTAGTGCTTTTCCTTTAGGTGTAATCCTGAATTTCATAGCATCATCAAGTATTGGGTGATTGTTTTTCGGTTCTATATAGTGCTTGTTGACAAGGTATCTTATATTTACATTCATTAGGTGATGTCTGTCTGGAAACAAGTGCCAATCATAAAGAAGCCCTTCAATAAAAGCTATAGTTAATCCTTCATTTCCCATTTTGTCTAAGAATTTTAAGATTAAGGCATTAATCTGTTTATCTACTTTTTCCATTTCTTATCTCCATAATAAGTTTTTTGATTTCTTCAAACTCTCTTTCCATTTTTGCTTCTGTTTTATTGTGATATGCAAGCCATTCATCTCTTTTTAGATATTTATCAGCTATTTCTTCCCGGAGCTTATAATGTTTTTCTTGCAGGTTCTCTATTTTCTTGTTGTGACTGTCTTGAAGTTTTGAAAGGTCTGTTTTTAAACTTCGTGTAAACCAGACTAAAGCTCCTACCGTTCCTATCAGTTGTCCAATACTGATTGCTATTTGCCATTCCGACATTTAATTTCCTCCAGATAAATTCTTAGGGGTATTACGATATAAGGCTCTTTTCTGTTGGCTTTGATTACGAGCTTATCTGCTCCGTCAAAGAGGTTTAAAACTGAGAAAGTTTTTCTGGCTTTCACTTGAATAGAACCTACTCCTTTAACCTGTAGGTCTGCTTTTCCAAGGCTTCCTGCAGACCTTATAACTTCAAAACCATACTCTTCAAATATTTTTTTCACTTCCCGTTCTATTCTTGAACCTTTTGCTTTTGCTTTCATTTTCCAGCCTTGAATGTAGTTTTGATAAAAAAATAAAACACAGCTGCTGATAGTGTTAGGACAGGTTGGACAATGAAGTTTTTACACTGCTATAGTATCTGTGTCTGCTGAAGGTGGCAGTGGCTTTTGCTTTGCCCAGTCTTCAAATGCGAGGATTGTTTTACCTTCCATTCGTTCTTTTTCGTATTTCACAAGGAGTTTCCTACAATATTCTGATGTTGATTGTGCTGTGCATGTTTTTGTTTTGTTTGCAGTATTTTCAGATGTATTATCTGCTATATCATTTGTGCCAGTAGAAGTTTTCTTTTCCTTTTTTTCCTCAGGTAACTGAGCTTCTATTAATTGAAGAGTTGCCTCTATTCCAGTGTCTGTTTCAGAGGATCTAAGATCATAGAACTGAACCTTTTTTACTCCTCTTGCCTTGCAGTGTTTATCTATGATAGTCCAGATAACAGGTCTGCCATCTTTTAATCGCTTGAAAGCTTTTTCAATCCGTTTCAGCTTTTCAAAAGCAGTAATATCCTCTTCATCAGCAAGACTAAATGTTATATCTATATATGCGGGTTCGTATCCTTCATACAGTCTTGTAAGGGAACTGTTTCCTTCTCCTGTATCATCCTGATATTTTATACTCTTATTTATTTCAAGTCCTGTATTGTCTATTGGCAAAACTACTTTATTTCCATCTTCATCAATCAGCTTTACTACTCTATTTTCCATTCCTTACACCACCTGCAATGTTAAGCCTTGAAGTGTTGGAAGTTCATTTGGATTCACAGCAATATCAGTTGTTGGACTGTTTATGTTTACTTTTTCTACTCCTTCTATTTCCATAAGGACATAGTAAATAGTAGAAAGAGTTATATTTTTACCAATAGTAAATCTTCTACTTTCGTAATCAAAAATTATTTCCTTATAGTCTGGGTTATAAATGAACAGGGCATTTATTCTTCTTTTCGCTTCAGTTTGAATTAACGTTTTATCTGGATAATCAGAATAAGATGTTATCGTTATGTCTAAATTAATCTGTTTTTCCACAGGAGCCTTTACCAGAACATCTGCAGCTGGAGTTTTTACATCATCTATTACAGCCTGAACCTGTGAAATTAAATCTGTTGTTGGCATTCCAGAAGATGAAACTATGTATATATCAGCTGTTCCCTGTCCTCTTGGATGCTGATTGTCTATATAACAATCAACTACACCATCAACAGACAATGTATGAAATCTATAATAATCATCTGTAAATATAGACTTTGTAGCCCACACAAGAAGAATTCTGTTTCTGAGACTTTCGTCTGTTTCCTCATCTGTTCCTTCTTCAAGTAGCCAGTTGGCTGGGTTATATATTTCATCAATTCCAGATATATATGTGGTCAGAGTGCTTATCATTCCCTCTCCCACATTGTATTTTGCTCCAGATTCTTCAGCTTCTATCTGGACTGAAATTTCTGCCTGTCCATCTATCAAGACTTTTTCCTCGGTGGTAATAAACTTCAACTCTTCTCCAAAAATGTTAGGAGCTGTTTTTATTATTGTTCCTTTTGGAACAAGTATATTTCCTGATGTATCTGTTCTTCTGAAAAGTACATATCCTTTTGCTTTCTTTGCAGGTTTTCTTGTAATTCCAAATGTAGCTGCGTGAACATCAAGCCACTTCCCCTTAGCAGTCATCACAAACATATTTGGAACAATATGTTCTCTCACAAGGTCATACAGCTGTTTTATAGCCTCTGAGTTTACTTCAAGAAGCGTTCTATATGCTCCACCGACGTTGTAGTTTGTTATTTTAGGGTTTTTTTGTCTTGATAGTGTAATTGATTCTTGTAAGAGCTGTTCAAATGTTGGATAGTCTAACAAGCTGTCCAATGTCTGTTTATAGTCCATTTCCTATCCCTCTACTGTTTTTGAAATCTTTACATAAACATCCTGGTTATCTCTATCCAGGGTGACAACAAGGTTAATTGGAGAATCATAATTTACAGTTTCAACAATAAGCTTTATTACAAATGTTCTCATGTCTATATATTCTCTAACAGCTGTTGCTTCCAAAATCCTTGGGTCCTTTTCAACCTCTGTTTCAATAAGTGTCAGTATTTCAAGTTCTGTTTCCTCTGACCACTGAGCCTTAAGATATTTATAAAGGTCTATCCCATAATCTGGATGTCTGAAATGTGAACCTTTTGCTGTTTTAAGCCTGTTAATAATGTCCTGGATAAGACAGTATTTATCATTTACAAGTGTTATATCTCCTGTTGGTAAAACCTGAAACTCACCATTAATGCAGTAAATATCTGTTCCGTAGTTCATCACTTACCTATCATTTTGGTACTTCTATAGGACTTGTTAATATATTCATCATTTTTTGATATTTATCTAATGCCGAAGCAAGATCTACAGCAGATATTCCAAGAACTAAACCTGCTGAATAATTTCCTGTTGGAGCATTTGAGGCATTGTATATTCTACTTACAAGATTACCGCTTCCTGGTTCAAGCTGTAAAACATAAATTCCTGTGTTTTGCAAATCCTGTAATAGTCCACCTGTTTTCCCAAGAAGACTATTTAAAACAGCAACTTTTTGCCCAAGCTGATTAGCTACTGCAGAATATTTTGTGAATAGATCCTTGGCTTCTGTATCTATGGCACCTATACTCTGTGCTGGTCCTGTAAGAATATCTCCGAGGTTCATACTTTGCCATGTATCTGCCATCTTATCCTCCTATAACCTGCTGGTTTGGTGAGCTGGTAGTTCCACCGCTATCTCCAGTATGTGTATGACTGTTAAATGTATCCATCATTTCATCAACCATCATCTTTTTGCCACCTGCCATTGTTTGTAAACCAGACTGGGCAAGCACTGTTCCAGTAGCCGATATATTTCCATTAACTGTTAAATTGCCATTGAGAATAAATTCTCCTGTATAGTTAAAAAGTGATTTAGCTTCTTTCTTTATGGTATCAGCGGAAACTTGCCATAGGTTTTTTATGTTTTCTGTTTTATTATTTCCAATATCTTTAATTTCATTATTTGGAACATTTATCTGGAGATTATCTTTTCCGTGTTGAGGAATGGATTTTCTGTAAGGAAGAATTCCATCTATGACTGGATAGGACAAGCATCCATAAAGGAAAGACACTTTTACTATTGCTCCTTTTTCCGGCAGGAAAAATATTCCCCTGTTATTTCCAAACCCTATTCCAAGGATTGGAACATCTGGGATAACAAGATCTGAATCTTTAAAGTCTCCACCATCTGTCAGTTCTATTAGTCTTACATCAGCTGAATACAGGCAATTAAGAAAATCAGATTTACCTGCTACTTCATAAACTTTTTCTACCTTTCCTAATACTGGCGGAGTAGGGATAGATACAGTCTTCTCTATTAAGCTTTTAATTTCTTCTATTTGTTTTTCAATCATAAG